CGATTTCCATTCCAGCAATCCTCCGCAGTGCGGGCAGAACTTCCACGTCGCTAGCGCCGGATATTTACACGAGCATACGAACGGCGTGCGCATCTGGACCCATTTGCGGTCCTGTTCCTCGTCATTCGAGAAAGCTACCCCGCTGCTCGAGACGTATGATTTCGGCAAACTGCCGCTCGGCAAACTGCCGCTCGGCTCAGGTTGGTCTGCGCCCATCTGTGTCTCCGATATAAACCCCTCGTACAGATTCCAGCTGGAGCTTCTTCTGTTCCTCTTCGCGCCGCTTGCGCTCCTCCTCGATCTGCTTGCTCAGCGGCCCGATCAGGTCATCCTGTTCGCCCCATTCCGGGCGGAATGGGATCGCATCGCATCGGCAATTTATACGATTCCTCGGCGACAGGCTCGGATCGCGTGGGAAGCGCGCCTTCTCCCCGCCCACGACGAAAGGCTCGCCTACCTTCACCCGCTGCCCGTGGGCGATGATGTGCTCCCAGCGCGTGCGATTATCGCCCGTCGCCAGCCAGACTTGTTCCAGGTCCGGAAATCGGTTTTTGGCATCCGCCATCTTGGTCCAGGAGGCCGCGCTCTGCACTGTCAGCAGCTCGGTGCGCATGATCGCCTCGGCCTTGGCGCTGATCCCCGTGGTGCCGATCTCGCGGAAGCCGCGTAGATCCCGAATGCCCAGGATGTTGGTGATTACGCTCATCACCTCGAACGGGGTTGATTCCATCATCACCCCGCTCACTATCTGGCCGCGGATCGCGGCGCTCATCTCCTCCGTCACGCTCACGATGCGGCTGGTGGTCAGGAACTGGCGCACCAGCTCGCTCTCCAGCCCGGTCAAGCCCGGCGACCAGGTCAGCTCGGCCGTGCCGACCAGATCATCGAACCCGCTGATCCCGCGCTGCCAGGCGCGCAGCGTCGCCGCCTGGTTGGCCACCACGATCTGGCGGGCGTAATCGGTGGTGATCGCCTCCAGGTTGGCCAGCAGCCGGCCAATCTCCGCCGGGCGGTAGAGCCCGCTCTCGAGCAGCAGCCGGCGCAGCTCGCCGTGCAGCCCCGCCAGCGCCGCCAGGATCGCCTGCGTCTCTTCCCAGGTCAGGTCGGTGTTCTTAAGCAGCCGTTTGATCGCAGCTCTCAGCTCACGCTTGCCCATGAATCCTCATCCGATAATAAGACTTACCGGCCTATGCCGGCGGCAGGATTGCCGGCGCTGGTTCTGGCTCCGGTTTCTCATCCGGCTTCTTGATCAGCTTATCCATCCGCTTCAGCAGCTCCACCACTGTTGGATCGACAGCGCCAGTATTGCCCGATTCCTCGTCCAGGATATCCTGGACGTCTAGAGTCACGCCCAATAGCTTGAAGATCTCCGCCAGGGCTTCCAGCGCCGGCTGCCTGGGGATAATGTTACCCATCACCAGCGGCAGCAGCGCCTGGGCCACCAATGCCAGCGAGTTCGCCGCCAGGTTGGTGTCTTTCTGGCTGATGTCCGGCATCACCACTCGGAACGCCTCCCGCGCCGGGGCCGTCTTCCCGCCCGGCTGGCCGTCCTCGTCCAGGATGTCTACCTCTCTATCCAGCAATCCCAACGCTACCAATACGTCGATCTGGTAACGGCACAGCGTGGCCAGGATGCGCTTGATCACCGTCTGCTTGTGGGCAAGCATTTTCATCGTCGGCTGGCCCATAGATTCAGCCGTTGCCCTATTGGTGTACCCGCCTTCGGCAATAAAATGCTCCGGCACCCGCGCCCCACCCGCAATGAACACCCGGAGCTGGCGGATCAGCACTTCCAGCTCGGCCGTCTTCAAGTCCGGATTCTTTGCCTCCAGCTCGGTCTTTTCGTTGTGCGCGTACACCGAGCCCGGTTTCATCGCCGCAACTTTCTGCGCCTGCTTCCTCAGATTGCGCTCCGGCTCCGGCGCCGTTTCGCTCCCGCCCTCGATCTCCAGGTCCCAGGAAAACATATTCAGCAGCGCCACATGCTCCGCCCCATCGAAGAAGACCTGGTCGAAGCGGTCCAGCCAGTCGATCATCGGCAGCAGCTCGGGCCGGCCGCGCACGCCGGTCGAGACCTTATTCACCCGGAAATAGAAGCAATTGCCCTTCACCTCGCTCTCGCTCAGCGAATTTTCCGCTTCACGCAGCTCCATCAATCCATTTTCCAGGCCATCAACCCGGAACTCGCGCCCGCTCAGCCGGCTGCGCAGCTCGCCCAGCCTGGATACATATTCAGACCAGCTCGATTCGAACAGCCGTCCGTCCCCACTCACCAGATCGGCGTACTTCCGCAGGTCGAGTCGCCCTTCCATAAGCCCGGACGCGCTCTCCTGTCTGATGATCTTATACAGCGGCCCATCTCCGCCGCCGGTGGGGCTTTTCAGCCGCAATCCCAGCTCGTCGCGCACGTTACTCTTATCGGTGATTACCGCGTAGATGTTCGTCGGGTCCACCGAGCCCAGTCGCACCAGCCCGTCCGCCACGGCCCCCTTGTCCTCGCCGGTGCGCTCGAAGGTCAAGATCACCTGCTCGCCGAACAGCCACAGCTCCCGGCTCAGCTCCTCCAGCCCCTCGCCCACGCCGCCTTCCTTGTCGCCCAGCGCGTTGACCGAGTCGAACCAGAAGCGGTCCAGCGCCGCCTGCACATCCGGGTTATCGGCTATTACTGTCACCCCATCGCCGACGGTGTAATCGACCCAGATCTCCACCAGCGCCTTGGCCAGCGGGTGCGTCTGCCACAGCCGATAGCAGGCCTCGATGGCCTTCTCCTGGCTGATCCTAGACAGGTCGCGCGGCTTCGATCCGGTCTCCACGTAGCCGGTCCCGATCGGTTTCCCATCTGCCGTATACAGCACCGGCTCGTCATTGCCGTCCTCCATGCCGGCTTCATAGGCCCGCCGGGCGCGCCGCTCGGCTTCCGGCGCCGGCACCCCGCCGAATAGCCGGATCACACGCTCACGTAGCGGCATCTTGCCGAAGCTCATTGGTTTGCGATCAGCCATCATGACCTCCAATCGGCAGAAATACTGCCGCTATTTATCGTCCGCGTCGGCGGAAATATTGCCGCAATTATCCCTGCCAGGCGCTCTTCCGGCGCTGCGCATGATATTGCCCTGCCTCGGGCTGCTCCACCGCCGCCTCGGCTATCGTCTCGTCCAGGCTGGCCGAAGCGCAATAATTCTCCGCGTGACAAAAATGATCGGCCCCCGCTGCCTGGTAGACCGCCACCTTCTGCCCGCCGGTCGATTCTTCCAATATTCTCACCGGCGCACACAGGTGGGCGTAATAATCGGGCACGCTACGGATATCCGCCGGCAGTGTGTTGACCTGGTCGTAGAATCGGGAGAATGTCAGGTCCATCGTGCGCGTCCGGTCCAGGTTGACCACGCCTTCTTTATCGTCCCAGACCGCTTCGTCTTCGCGCTTGGTGCCGGTCTTCTGCTGTACGTAGTACGCCAGCCAGACCTTGCCTTTCGGGAACTCCGCCTGCAGCTCGCGCGCCTTGCGCGTCTCGGGCAGGGCATCGATCACGCAGCAGGAGACGTTGTACTGCTTGATCAGCCGGCCGGCTTGTTCGAACGATTCCACCTCGCCGGTGTAGCGTTGCGGGCGCGCGCCGGTCTCCACATCCCGAGGTCCCCGGATCACCACGTGCAAGGCCTTGCCCACGTCCACGCCCATCACGCAGCGTTCATCCTGGACCGGCTTGTGGGCGTAGTCCCGCCGGCATGCGTCCAGGTCGCTCTCGGAGAGCTTGCCGCCCTTGGGCAGGTAAGGCAGGCCCAGGTCCTGGTTGAAGCACTCCTTGCGCACCGTCTCATCGGTCGAGCTCAGTGATTTCAATATTTCCGCCAGGTCCGTCGTGGCATTGAACAGCCTGGTCAAATGAAATCCCAAGATGTCCCGCTCCGGGTACGTCGCCACCCATTCCCCCGGGCCCAGGCGGTCCAGCTCGTGATCACAGCGCCGGCAGGCCAGAAAAGAACGCCCATCGATATGATTCCAGGCACGCGGCCGGCCCAGGTCGTCGAACTCGCGCACCAGCAGGCCGATCTCCAGCGGCTGGCGCTCGCCGCACTTCCCGCAG